GAACCTTCTGGTTCAGAACCTTCTGGATCAGAAGGTTCAGAAGGTTCTGGATCAGATTCATCAGAACCATCTGGTTTAATTCCATATATAATTAGTGTTGAAAAAACTGATACTAAAGGAAATACTTTTACGTATCAATTTACACAAGGAGCATTCACTATTACTATAATAGTTCGTATACCCATAAAAGGGAGGTATGAGTTTTCTTATGTAGATCTAATTTATGAAAATTCTGACATAAATTATAAGAAAGAGTATCAGTTGCGTCCAACGGATATAAAAGAAGTCGGTGTTATTGCAACTTATTTTATGCGTGACATGGCTGAAACAGATCCACAAATAAATCCAAGAAATCCCCTAAATGTTAAAGATTATACAAACGAAAATAGGATGTGTGATATCTTTCTGGCGATTAGTCGTTCATGGTCAATGAAGACATTGATGTTTATGAAAATAGATACACTTGTTAGAATTGAACCAGACAACTTGCAAAGATGTCATCATCATATTAAGATGGCATTCTATTCCGGTAAACCTTATAAATGTACATGTGATCCAAATGAAATCATTGAGGAATATATCTGTACTCAACATACAGACCCAGAGAAGCATCCGAAAGTGTGTTTTTTTGATTGTGTAAGATGTAAAAGAAAGTACAAGATAGATAATAATCTATATGAAGAATACAACTATATGCGATATGGTGCTGTCGATGGATTAAGAGATAATTATCGAAAATTATTTTTTGGAAGGTTAACTAGACTTAATATTATTCGTAAGAATAAGAAGAAAGTACCAGATGGAGAACTACCACCAATTCCAGAAAGTGATTTTTATGAGTATATTGATCATAATTATCAACTTATGGGTCATGGTGGTGGTACATCTTTATTTAAAAACATTACGGATTTTAGAGCATATAATGATAGTATGCTAAATACAGAGCATACTTATTTATCAAATTAATATTTTAATTTGATAAATATGCTTAATCACTATTTTTGGTATTTAGAGAGTGGCAGGTTTTTATCATAATTATATTTATATACTAATAAATATCATAATAATATAAAAAGGGAATATATAATAAAAAATAAAAAATAAAAAATAAAAAATAAAAAATAAAAAATAAAAATATACTCCCTAAATTTAGGAAATATATATTTATATTTTATAAATAAATATAAATATATAACTTTATAATTATAAATTTATATTTATTTATAAAATAAAAAATTAATTATTTAAATAAACTTAATAAATTATTATTAGGTGTTATAATTGGTTTTGATCTTCTGATCTTCAAATCACTAAAATCATTCTTTTTCTTTTTATCTTGATAAAAATATTTTGGTATCTCTTCTATTACTGAAAAAATTGGTATCATTGGTGGTAATAAATGATAATATTCTTTTGGTATAGACAATGATGCATTTCTATATTCATCTATTGTTAAAGTTCCTCCAAAACTTTTTAATAATTCTTTTGGTGGGGATGATGTAATATTTTTTATTTCATTATTTTTAAATATTATTTTTTTCATATAATTTAATAAAGAATATCTTTCCCAAATCTTATAATCTTTTAAATCAAGATTATAAGAATGGGCACAATTTAATGAACAAAAACATCCAAACATATAAAAATTCTTATTATAATATTTTGTAGGTAATCCAATAGGAATTGAATCAAATTTATGAGCACACCACCAACATGAAGAATCAATAGAATCTTTCCAACAATTACCACATACATCATAAATATTTGCATTTACAATATAATATTTTTTATCTATCATACCATTATCTGATATTTTATCTTCTAAAAATTCATATTTTTTAAATTTATCAATTAATTCATCATATTTATTTTTAATATTTATTAATTCTATACATTTTTCATCATATTTATTTTTTAAATCTTCATCAGATTGAATTATAAACGATGATTGATTTATAATAGGTTGTGTTATTTCTGATTCTATATTATTATCTAATTCTGAATCATTATTTTTTTTTATTATTTTATTTATATCTTTTTCTGTCAAAGGTAAATGTGCAATTATACAATTTTGAATATTATTTGGCATTAATGATATTATTTTTTTATTTAATTCATAAATCTTACCACTAGGTTTTCTACCTCGTTTCTTAACCTCAATTTTTTGTTCATTCTTTTCATCATTCTTTTCATAATTCTTTTCATAATTCTTTTCATAATTCTTTTCATCATTATTTTCATCATTCTTTTCATCATTCTTTTCATCATTCTTTTCATCATTATGAAGTTTGTTATATTCTTCATTATTTCCTTCATTATTAACCATTAGATTATTATTATTATTAATAATAATTTGTTGTTTTTTCTTTGATTTTCTACCTTTTTTATTTATATAATTTTCAATTTCCATTATATATATATATCAATATTTCTTTATATAAAAAATATTTCTTTATATAAAGAAATATTTTTTATATTAAAATTATTTGATCACATTATTTTCTACTTTTTTTATTCATATAATTTTTTATATTATTTGATTACGTTGTTTTCTACTTTTTCTTAAATTTGATATATTTAAATTATCAGAATCATTAATACTTTCAGAATCTAAAGTATTTATTACTTTCATTCTCGAACTAATTGATGTTTGTGAATTTTCTAATGGTATTAATAGTTCTTTATTTGTTGTAGATTTTACTTTTGATAATAAATCGGCTAATTTAGATGGTTTTTTCATTTCAATATCATTTTTATTATCTTTTTCTTTTTCTTTTAACATTTGTTGATACATTTCATGTTGTGAAACTGATGGCATTGTATTTTTTTTTTGTAAAGATTCATCTTTTTTACCAATTTGTTTTTCCATAGTACTTGCAATATTTGCTTGAATTTTTTCTAATAATTCAGGATTATTTTTAATTATTTTATCTAAACCAAATTGATCAACAAATTGTTTAGAATAATGAAAAGATGCTGCTGAACCAAAAACCATATATAATAATTTATATTCTGGTTCAACGCGACCAACATAATTTTTATATTTTTCATATAATTCTTCAAATACTGTTTCATAATTATCGACATTACTCGCCATTTGAGAATGCCAACCTTTTAAATTTATTCCAAAAGGATCAAAATTATTATTCATTATTTCAAAAAATTGACACATTTTTAATAAACCATCTTTTGCAAAATTAACACTAACTTTTTTTTGTTCATTATCTGTATGAAATCTAACTTCCATCTCCATATCTTCTATTTCTGAATTTATAGTATATTCTTTACTCAATTCTCTACCAGATTTTTTTATATTTTTTAAAATACATAATAATTCCATCTTTCTAAATCTTAATTCTCTTTCTGTTTGAAATTTTGGAATATATACATTTGGCATATTATTAGTTTCTATTATATTTTTATCATTTGATGAATTATTTTCTGTATTTCTAATATCTGTATTTCTAATATCTGTATTTCTAGTTTCGGTATTTTTATTATATTCATTCATTATATTATTTAATTTTCTATTATTTTCAGATTGAATTAAATGATTATATTTTTTTTCAGATCTAATAGATGATGTTGATGATTTTGAAGAAGCTCTTGATGAAGCTCTTGATGAAGTTTTAGAAGATGATCGGGATGATGAACGAGATGATGATTTAATAGATTCTATTTTTGGTTTATTTTCAGTTCTTCTACATGATGTTTGCATTTTAATATCTGTTTCATCATCAGATAATATTGCTTTATCAATAATATGCGAATCTTCGGAATTATTTAAATTTTTAGATATGTTTATTACATTTGTCATTGGTTTTAATTTACTTGGGTCGGCGAATAGATCTAAATGTAAATCTGTATCTGTTGACATAATAGGTCTGTTAGAAATATTATTATCATTTTTATCTGAACTCATTTAATAAAAAATTAGAAACAAAATTGTTAATATATTACGCAAATAAATTTATTTATTTATAATATTTATTTATCTATAATATTTTTTATACTAAATTATAATTATTATTATTATAATTATTATTATAATTATTATTGAAACTAAAATTAAGAAAAATATAAAATAATTAATATTATAGTCGTCTATAATATTAAATTTGCTCTTAATCTATTATATTAATTTATGTGCTTTATTAAAATATCTTAATAGTAACATAATTGTTATTTGATAATATTTTATACTATTTTATACTATATTATGTCATCCTATAATAAATAATTTAATAATCATATTCTAATATATTCTAATATATTCTTATATTTGTTTTAGAAATAAAATATATAATTCTCTATTAGTAATCTATTTTCTTAATTCCCGTGCTCCATTATTATTTATTTTTCTTGAATAAACTATAATATATTTTATTAATTTCCTTACTACAATATTTAAAAAATTACTCTGTATCTCCAATGTCATTATTTGTATCTAAATTATTATTAAAATGTTCTAGTTGATTAAAATTTTCAATTTGATTAAAATTTTCAAATGTTTCTTTTTTAAAAACATAATATAATGATAAAAAATATGAAATAATTATAAATATTGCGATTTGAACATCTTTCATTGCAAAATAACTAATTATTAAAATCAATAATATTTTAAAAAAATTATTTTTAAATATTCTATGTATATATCTATTGATATCTATTATAGATATTATAATACAATAACATATTAAAAATATAATTATACCAAATTTACATTCTATTAATGAATTACTTATATGATTATCAAAAGATGTAAAAACATTACTAAAACCATTTATAGTATTATTAATATTTTCAAGATTATTATTCTTATTAGACATTATAATTTATATTCAGAAATAAAATTTTATAATATTAAAATTTATAATATTTATATTTTATATTTATAAATCATATATTATCTATATATATTATATAGAATGTTTTGCACATTAGAAGATGCATGGGGTGAAAAGAATTTTATTGAATTACAAAATAATATAGATATAAATACATCTAATAAATCATATGAAATACAAAAACCTGTTCAAAAAGAAAATATAAATGATAATATTACAAGAAATGAAGATTTATATAAACAATATTTATTTTTAAAACAAAAATTCAATAATATTCCAGAAGAAAGCCAAGTTTGTATAGCTACTGAAAATCATATATCTAAATGTAAATTTTGTCAAAATAAATATTATTCATCATCACAACCATTTAATTTACATAAAATGACAGATTTTATTAAAATAAATAAAGATTTAATAACAATAATATTAATAGGATTATTAATAATATTATTTATTAATCTAATTTTTAAATTTTAAATTAACAAATTTTTACTATATTATTCATCTATTAACATTAATGCCATTGCAGAATAATTATGTAAATCTATTAATGTATCTCTAATACCTTCATCATTTATTAAATTTACACCATTTTTTGTTATCGACATAGAACGTTGTAATTTATCTTCGATTCTCATTAAAACACCAATTATTCCATATTTAGCAAAAGCATCTCCATAATCAGCATTTTTTTTAGTAAATAATTCTAATGCCTCTAGTTGAATTTTTTTCATTTGTGATACTCTATCCATTATAATATATTATAAATAATATATCTTTATATTATATTATTTTTTTTTCTATAATTAGAATAAATATATAAATGCCACAAGAATATGAATATAATTTTGGAAATTTTAATAAAAAAGATATGATAACTAAAATAAAATCTTTAAATGCTATAAAATTTGGGCATTTTATTTTTAAAGTTATAGTATTTATTCACCCATTTAAAAAAGAAGGTACCTATATTCGTGTTAGAGACGAAGGTCATCGAATAACTATGACTTATAAATATATAAATAAAAATAATGAATTTGATGAAGAAGATGAAATAATAATAGATGATTTTGATTCTGCTGTAAATATTTTATATGGTATAGGATGTACAAAAAAATATTATTATGAAAAAATGAGAGAAATATGGAAATATAAAAATACAGAATTTGTTTTTGATATAACACCGGGAGCACCTTCTGAAATATTAGAAATAGAATCTAATACAAAAAAAGAATTAGATTCTATTGTTAAAAAATTAGATATTGAAGAATATAAATTAGATAGAAATAGATCATTATTAGTAGATACAATTAAAAGTAAATTTGATATAATTATACCTAAACAGATTGATTTAACTTTTACAAATGTCAAAAAACAATTATTACCTTTATGTAAAAAAAATAAAAAAGAATTTATAAAATTAATCAATGAACATATAAAAATATATAAAAAATTAATTTAGTGCTAATAAAAATTATAAAAAATAGGAGTTATATTAAATGTCCTTTAATAAAATACACTTCTAAATTTAGGGATATATTTTATTATTATTATTATTATTATTATTATTATTATTATTATTATTATTATTATTATTATTATTATTATTATTATTATTATTATTATTATTATTATTATTATTATTATTATTATTATTATTATTATTAT